ATGTAGAGTCTGTAGTTGCTATCCAAGTTTTAATTGCCATTATACTATAGCTTCAGTAAGGTTTAATTGTTGAAGTACATAATTCTGTACTACTGTATCATCTACTCCCCAAACATCAATAATAGATTGAGGAAGAATTATACTACCTTCTTTACTTACACTAACTCCACTTACTTTCCAAAACACACTTATAGATGTAGGGAATAAAGGGAAAGGTTGCACTATAATTTCAAGTGTATCAGCAGTTCCATCTAATGGAAGTTGCACAAAATCTGTTGGGGTAATTTGCATAATTATTTATAATAAATGTTAATAATAAGATCGTTAAGACCAACTGCTGTAGTACCTGCATCTGTAAGATCAGTCACTGTACTAATTGCTATACCTGTAGAAAAATCTATACCATCAGGGAAACTTACGTTAGCTGCAGCAAGTCCAGGAATAACAATAGCAGAAACAACACCACTTCCTGCAGTTGGTGTACCTGCTGTATTATGAAAAGCCACCTTTCTAGCAGAAGCATTTGAATTATATATATACCATCCTGTAACTTTACCAGCAGATGCTTTTATATTAGTTAAGTTAGTTGTTGCTGCAGAAACTAAGTGAAATGTAGTATCTCCACCTGTAGCAGATGATACTATTGATACAGGTTGTGTTGCTTGGTAGAAAGTTCCTGTTACAGCTACAGAAGAAGCAATACTTACAGGTTGTGTAGTTTGCCAAAATGTACCACTTACAGGTTGAGTAGTTTGGTAAAAAGTTCCTGTAACAGCTAAAGACGATTGATTTGATGCAATAGCTACTGGTAAAGAACCAGACATTGTTGTTTGCCCTAAAGCAGGTTGTGCATTGTATGCCATAGTTTTAAATTATATTCCAATTAGTTCCATCAGATATAAGATCTAATGATACATATTGTACGTTAATAGTTATTGGTGATGAACTTCCATCTATAGTTTGACTAGACGTAGTTGCTATAGATACAGTATTTGTTCCGACTCTTTTTATAGTGTATAAATTAGTATTTCCTGCTGCTGCTGGAAGTGTAATAGTTGTTGTTCCTGATACAAGATAGACGTAGTCTGTATTAGCTGTAGATCCAGCTGCTGTATTTGAATTTACTGAAGATACAACTCTTGTAAAACCAGTTACAGTGCCCCATGTTGGAGCACTAGTTCCATTTGATATAAGAACTTGACCTGATGTACCTGCTGCTGTAGATGCTAATGCAGATGTAGAAGATCCATACATTATACCACCTTGAACAAAAGGTGATGATTGACCTGTACCACCTCTATTATATGCAACAGTTGTACCATTCCATTGTGCAGAAGTTATTGAGCCACCATAATTAAATGTATTAGTAGACCAAGATACATTACTTGGTGCTTGATCATGATAGTCCCAACTACCAGCTGCAATAGCATTATCTAATAATGTAACTGTTGTGTATGCCCCTGAAGGTATTGATACTATTAATGTATTACTATTATTATTAACAGTAATAGCCCCACTAGTTTGATTATTATTAAATGAAAAAGATGTTCCTTTTGCTAGTGTAGTTGCATCAGGTAATTTAAATGTTTGTCCACCTGATCCTGTTATTACATAATCTGGAACAGAAGCTTTTGTTAATACAATTTGAGTTCCTGATGCAGCAGTATTTAAAAAACCTGTAATTAATGAATTAGCTGTAATATTATTATCATCATCTAATGTTGCACCTGAGTTTTGTATAAGTTTACCTGTAGTGGTATCAAATCTTACAATAGCATTATCTGTAGCTGAAGATGGTCCAACTACATCTCCTACACTCCAAGTTCTATTAGCTGTAAGATCTTGTGTTGTACCATTAATTGTTAATGTTCTAGCATTTGTTACTGGTGTATACCCAAGAGCTGTTGTAACATCAAATGATGTTATACTTGTAAGGTATGAATTTGTATCTAAAGCAAATGTACCAGCAGCTGTCATCTTTACAAATGGTGTACCACTTACCCATGTAGGATAGTTTAAAGCACCCCATGTACCACCACCTGCAGATTTCCAAGCTGTACCATCCCAAAAATATGGAGAAAACAAATCTGTATCATAAACCATATACCCCTTACTAATACTAGATAGAGTGGTACCAAGAGCCACTCTATCTGCAGTACTAATATTATGAAGTCTACTGTTTAATAGCTGATTAGCTACTAAGTCAATATTACGGTAATACTTTTGTCCCAATCTTTAAACATTTGTTTATGATAAATAAGCCCATCCGGTAACAGGAGATGAAAATGTAACAGATATTGTATTCTGATTAACATATGTAACAGAACCAAATATCTCTTGACCATTATTATCTGTAGTAGTAATATTAGGATTAAATCCTAAATTATGATTAAAAACCCAAACACTAGAAGCAACAGTAACATTATATTGTTTAGCTACACCTATGTTTGTTATACTATTAATATTGATATAACATAAATCATCACATGTATTAATATTAATAGGCATCCAATCTTTATAAGCTATTTTTAATTGAGATATTGTAGAAAAATCTTCAGAACTTTGCCATGCTGATAATTCATATCTCATACCAATAAGATAAGGATCTGTAAGTCCTTTAGGTGAAGCAATACCAAATTTTAGTTGTTTGTATTTCTTAACCATTAGATTTGCAAAATCGTTAAAATACTTATCTTTATGATTTAAATAACTTTTCATTATACATTATTATAAGAGGTATTGTTGCTATTATTAGCATTTTGTCTTTGTATTTGTAAGTTATGTTCATAAGCTTGAATACAACTTGAACATACTTGAGCACCATTAGATGCTGTTCTTTGTTGACAGCCACAACTTAGTGCTGTACTACAGTTTGGACATTTCATAATTTTTGGTTTTTTTATTGTTTAGCAAATATCATTACTTAATTTCATAAGTCTTTGTTGTGCATACAATAGTAAATTCATACCTTCTACATCATCATGACAGTCTTCCACTTTCACTTTAGCTGCATCTATAAAAGATTTTATAAGTCTTAGTTCTTCTAATTGTTCCTTTACGTCAGCTGAAGGTTCACATGCATGCAATTCTAAATCACACAATAGTTGATTATATTTTCCAATAAACTGTGTCACTCTTAAATGATGATATTCAACAAACACCTTATCATTAGGGCTCACTGAATAGTTTACTACATAAATACCATCAGGTAGTATATAAGCATTGTCTGTACAGTTTTGTGTTTGTAATCCTAAATTACAAGCTGTTAAAACTAAACTAAAATGTGTAGTTGTAACAGGCACACTTACAGGTTCATTAAATCCTGGAGGAGTCACTTGTAATTGTTGACAATCAACATCCATGGTAGCATCATATATAGATACATCTACAATCCTAAATATTCTAGGATTGCTTGTGTAAGGTATATCTAAACTTAATTGGTGTTTAATAGACATATATAAACTTTGTAAAGTTATGTAAAATTTAAGGAGATTTCCTCAATAATAATATACTATTTTTTAAGCAAATTTCCAAAATAAAAAAGGGAGGGACAAACTGTCCACTCCCTTTCTATTATAAAGTTGCAATTATTAATATTGCTCGAAAGTACCACCTGCAGAGTTAACAGGAATGTTATTACCAGAAGCAGCTGCAGCAGTAACTAAATAGTTAGTTAAAGATGAAGTTGAAGTACCAGTAGGAACGTTAAACACTAACAAGTATTGATCATTATCAAACATACCACTTGGGTTATTAAATCTAGGAACACTATGTAAAACCATAACTTGATCATACAAAGAAGTTCTAGAAATACTAGCCAAAGCTGGGTTTTGCTCAATTTCTCTCATCCTTAAGCTTTCTACACGATTGCTATCAGGGTAAGCTAATTGTAAGTAACGATCAGAAAGAATCATATCACGTAGTACAGTTTCACCACTTCCTGAAGCTTGTATTGGAAGTTGAATCACTGTATTATCATTAGCTGATGTATTTGATCCTGTATTAGCATTTGTAGTAGTAAAGCAGAAAGAAGAACAAGGATCACCAGACTCATCAACAATTGATGTGTACATTAACAATGGTTCCAAGTCATATTTATCTGTTGGAGTGAACGTACAGATACCAAACTTAGTTTCAATATAAGCAGCACTTAATTCAATATGTGGAGCCTCTGTGTAAGTAAATGAAGCAGCATCAGCAGCAGCAGAATAAAGTAAAGCACCACTAGCTGAAGCAGCTATTGTAGCACCTGTAGCAGTACCAGCAGAAACTACAGCAGATCCACCAACACCAGATTCTGTTCCTGTACCTGGAATAACTGTAGCAGTACCTATTTGAGGTGTGCCAATTGCACCAGAATAAAGATCACTATATGCTTTAACACTCACTGTAGCAGCAATTGTAGGAGCAGTTTGTTGAGTTGGATAAGTAACAGTAATACCTGTAGTAGATGTCAAACCAGTAATAAAAGCATTAGCAGGAATACCTGTACCAACAACTTTCATACCCACTAACATACTTGTATTAGTAACAGTAAGACCCACTGTAGAAGTTGTAGCAGCACTACCAATTGCTGTAGCAGCAGTAGTAATAACATGCTTGTAAACTCTAGCTTGAACCATTGTATTAAAAATAGGACTCAAGTTAATTTGATCAGCCCAGTTTAACAATGTAGCAACTGGATCTTTAACCAAAGTAGGATCTACAGTGTTGCAACAACCTGTATAAGAATCTAATGTTCTATACATGTTATGAGATAAGAAACGTAAAGCTGGAGAACCTTTAACATCTACACGTAATCTAAAAGTAGTATCACAAGGCAATCCACAAGTTACAGGAATGTTAACAACCATCTGACGAGCTTGTTTAGCAACTACCTTAATTACACGTGAAATGTACTTAGGGTTAATCATCTTAGTCTTAACAGATTCTTTGTAACCACCAAGAGCAGGACTAATCTTATCACTGTTAAAGTAAGAACCTTGAGCAATCATGAAAGGTTTAGCACTAGCTGCTTGAACAGCAACACCATCTGGAGAGAAGAAACCAACTTGACCAGCTGTTAAAGATGCAGATGAACCAGTAGATAATAAAGGAACAGAAAGACCAAAAACAATTGAAGCAGTTGTAGAAATTGTAGCAGTTACAGAACTAGACAAAGTAACTAAAGTAGCACTAACAGCAGTAACTGTTGTACCAGCAGGAATACTTGTACCAGTTACAGACATACCAACTGAAACACCAGTAGTAGCAGCAAACTGTAATACGTTTGGAGCATTAAAAGAAGCACTTGGTGTAGTAACCAACGGAGTTGTTGGAACACCAATTGTTAATGATGTAGTACCACTTACTAAAAGAGCAGTGATAGGCAATGATAATGTTACAGTTGTACTTGCAACACTAACAATTGTAGTACCTGCTTGAATACCAGCACCAGAAATAGATTGACCAGCTACAACACCAGTTGCACTAGTTAACGTTATTACGGTACCCACTGTGGTACCTAATGTAGCTGTAGCTAATGTAGTAGCAGCCACTGAAGAAGGAAGAAAGCTCTTCCTAAAGGCATGAGGAAAATACATAGTTTTTAAATTTAAGGGTTATAAATAAATAAATAATTTTGTTGTGTTTATAATATAATATACGTAATTATTTTAAAAATAACAATTTATATTTTGTAGAATCTATAAGACTCTTTACTTCATCTAATTGATTAACAATCTCACTATGAGGCATAATAGATTGTAAAGCTGCAGTTTTATCTTTTAAAGTTCTAAGATAGTCAATTGTTTCTTCCACTGAATTTAATTCTGTAGGAGCTGTATTAGGCATTTCTAAAAGCTTCTCTTCAGCACCTTGAAATTGTTCTACAATAGAATCAGCATGATCACCAATTTCATCATAAAATTCATTAAGAGCTTTATGAGCTGCAAATGAACCTAAGCCTGTAACTTTTAAATGAATCTTATGAATACTAGTTACAGCATTTAATAAGTCTTGTGCTAAAGCTGCTGTTTGAATACACACTCCACAAGTTTCAGCTTGAGGCATCATTGCTGCCATACTTGGTCCACTCATTGAAAATATTCCTGGTTTTTGTAAAGCTCTCATATTATTTAACTATTTGATTGTACATTTTGTTGTTGTCTTTGATATTGAGTTACTGATTCAATATCTCCGGCTAATATCATTGCTGCATTATCAGCTATCACTTCAGCTACATCATCATTAAACTCACATTCTTGATTTGCTGTAAAAGGAAATCCTGTTTTTATATCTATACAATCAGTAAACTGTACTTCTGTAGGTTTTCTATAATATACAAGATAACATTTAGAAATTTCAAATTCACCATTGGTATATACTCTCAAAGAGTTATCTATTCTTGTTGCTACAGTTTCGGCCCATTCAAAGTTTGGTTGCCTATTCTTATCATTTAGAATAATAGATATGTTAGCTTCTTCCACTTCATATACAGTTAGTCTACGTTCTGGGCAACATGTTTGTTGAGCAAATACATCTGTACGTACATAGTGAAGATAGTCAGTTGGTAATGCATCTGCTTTATAATAGATTTGTTTATCTATCATAGTAAGTAATTCTACCTTCATTAATTTCTGTAGATCATCCACCAAACCACTACTTTGTTCAACACCCTCTTTACGAATATTAATACCATACATTTGTCTTCTAGTCCATTCTAATTGAGCTTTATTAAAAGCCTCAGCTATTTGCCAACACTCAAGATTATCATAATCCAGGGAGGCTAGCTTATTAAGCCTTTGTTTTATTTTAATCTGTAATAGGTTATTGTTCATTTAGCATTTCCATTTTCTCAGTGACTTATTAATTCTACTATCAGGATCTCTAGCTGTCTTAGCAGATGTAAGTTTAGCTTTCATTCCTTTCATTCTAGCACAGAATGATTTCTTTCTAGGACCACCTTCAGGCTGAGGTGCTTTAAGATTACCACCAGTAGCTTTATTGTAAGAAGCTCTTCCTTTAGCATTTAAACCACCACTTGGTGATTTACCTTCTTTTCTGGTCCAAGCAGGAGTCTTTGCCATAATTACTTCTTTTTAGACTTAACCATTCCACCTTTTTTCATAGTAGCTCCTGCTATTTTATCAGCATATGTTGCTTTATCATAAGGTTTAGCAAGTGCTTTAAAAGGAGTAGATCCACCTTTAGCCATCTTAGGTTTTTTAGACTTTCCTACAGATCCACCTTTTTTATATCCAGGTGCAGGATTTGTCAAAGTAGGTTTTCCAGGATTAGGGTTAGGTCCTATTGGTCCATAATAATTAGGATCAACAGAACTTCTACTAACAGGAGGAGCATCATTTTTAACTGGTCTAGAATCAGCTGTTCCACCTGGACCATATTTTTTCATAGACTTAGAAGAACCAATTTTGTTTTTCATGTTATTTCTTTTTAGACTTTATTTTCTTTTCTTGTTTTAACATTTCAGGAGTGGGTTTTTTACCACTACCTTTAGCAGCTCTGATATTATCCCACAATCCACGTTGAGATGTAGAACCATCTTTACGTTTAATCATTTGCTTTGCCATACTATTTAGGTAATCCTGCTTTAAATGTTGTTGTTAAATCTACCCAAGTTGTAGTGCCCTTTGGTAGTTTTTGAAAACTTACTACATCTATATATGCTTCATATCCATCATCAACATTTATAAATGTACCACTCATAAAAAATGCATCTCTTGTACTTCCATTAATTGCATTTGTTCCAGCTGCTGATCTTATACCTGTAGCACCTAACAAAAATGTTTGTCCAGCAGCTCTTAATATTTCTGTAGCTATTACCATTTGAGCAGCTGTAGCTGAACCAGTTAATGGTGCCAAAGCTGCTCTATTAGTTGTTGATGCTAGTATATTAGTTAAAAAGAACTGTTGGTAATCATCAACAAAATTTGATTGTACAGGAAGTCCAGCATTATTAATAGCCCAATTTATAGCTGCTTGTACAGCACCACAAGAAGTGTTTTGACTAGTTTGTCCTTTTCTAAGTATAGATCCCACTGTACCATTGCTAGATATACCAATGTGTGGCATATTCATTACAAACAAATTACCTGTATCTGTAACGTGACTTGCATAAGCACCCAAGCCAGTAATACCTGTATGTGGGTAACCAGCTAAACCACCAGACATAAATGGTCCTAAATACTCATTTAATGATAAAGGATGTTGTCCTAAATTATCTTCATCTAGAAACATAGGTGCATTAATATCATCAGAACAAACTGATAAAGACATCAATGTATTACCTGCAGCATATCCTAAATTCTTTAAAAATAATTTATTATACTCTCCAAATGCTTGTGCTGACACAGCATTAGGGTAGGTAACCCTAACTGTTTTAGTATATGAAGATGGATTTCTAAAATCTGTATTTTCATTAATCACTTCAATCCATTCTCCTGGTTTAGGATTTTTAAATGCAAAAGTTAATGAACCAGCAGCTATATCACCAGCTGGTTTACGAAGAACAAAAGGTTTTTTAGGCTTAATGTTATAACTTCTCATAGTTATTTAGATTTTACAGAGTCAACAATTTTAACTGTATCTACTTTTACACATGTAGAATCAGAACTAACTTCTTTTGTAGTAGCTGATTTACAAGATGCTAACACTACCAATCCTACAAATAATAATTTTTTCATTTTATATTTTATTTTTTCTTAGCCATTTTTTTTAATGTCATAGCAAGAGCTTTTCTTTTAGGAGTACAAGTAGCTTTAGTCATAGGAGTACAATAACCCTTATGTGCTGGGTTAATTGCTTTCTGTATCCATTTTTTATCTTTTGCCATTATTTAACTTTTAAAAATTAAGCAATAGTTTTTTCAGCTTTGATACGTCCAATAACACCTATTACTAATCCTATAAGTGTAATCACTTGACCTAAGATTAAACCTACATTACCTTGAGCAGCTTTAATAGCTTCAATAGCAGCTTGAGTTTGATCAACTGTAGCATCTACAGGAAGATTAACACCAGGAACTTGTAATACATTTGTAATAACAACTCCTAAAGTAGCTACTATAATTCCCCAAATTGTTTTTGATAAATACCATTTTTTTGTCTGTGTCATAATTTTATTTTAAATTTTTATAATTATTGATTCCAATGTTTCTCTACTTTTTTAGTAAGATCTATAAGAAGCTCTTCATTTAATGGATTTCTTAAATATTCAAATACATCTGTTAAGTTACGACCCATCATTGTTGTAGTAGACATATGATAGATAAATCCATCAGCTTTAGTAGCAATATACTTGTAGTAGTTTGATTCTTTTATAATAGCTTTAATCTTTAATGTTTCCATATCAAAATTAGCTGCTTCAAGAAATTTTTCTGCTGTTTTCTTTTTGTTCTTATCTACAGATTCTCCGTTAATATATTTATCCATGTTGTCATAGATAATATCATTAGGTGTAGACTTTTTATACTGAGCACCATTTATATCTAACACTTTAGCTACATACAATAATTTATTCTGATTCTTATCAAATAACTTCTGAAGTTCTGATAAAGCTTTATTTCTAAGTTTTTTAATTTCTGTATTAACTGATGCACTTTCTTCAAGTTTATCAAGATAAAACTTAGGAGGTGTTGGCATAGTACGAGCTTCTTCTAAAGACTTAGCTACCATTGAAAACCCACCAGCTTCTATTGCCAATAATCTAATCAAATCATAAGGATCTGTAACTGGCTCTAAATGCACTGGTTCATTACCACATCTAATTTTAATCTTATCCCAAAACTCACCATTGTTTTGTTTAAGTAAAACAATCTTATTCCAAAAATCTTTATCTTCAGGATCTACAACATTAGCTGCAAGTTCTTTTTCTAACTGAGCAACTACAATACGTATTTGTTTAATCTTAGCTTCTTGTTCTTCTAAAGGAAGAGCTTTAACTTCTGGAGCAAATTCATTTAGTCCAGTGACATAACGTTTGATTCCATTGATTTCTAAACATGCAACTGTTTCTTCATGAAATGCTCCATCAAAAAGACTAAGTCCATACTTTTGAAGTCCCATATTATCTACTTGTGAATCAAAATAAGGACGTATTGCAATACTAGATTTTTTGTTCTGTGGGTATTTCTCCACAATTGTTACATTACTCATGTTTGGTTTTTTTGGTTTATTTTATATGAATCATCGGAATTATTCCGATAAAGTATTCTAATTCTTACAATTAATCTCCTATTTTAACTATCTCATAGTTAAGATATATAGTACCCCAAGTTGTTGAAGTAGGTTGAGCAATAGCAATATTCATAATTCCTTCTCCTATTGCAGAAGTCATTGGAATTATTCTTGATGTATATATAACATTAGTAGCACTAGCTAAAGATGTTTGTACAAAAAACTTTTCAGCATCTACAGAAGCAAATTCAGCATTAGTAAGACTAATTGTTAATAAAGCACTAGTAGCACTACTTGTAACTTTGATTATACCTTTTTTAGTAGTAACAGGTACAGTAGCTGCTGATGTAGCACCACAAGCACCTGTATATGCAATTTGATCATTAATATCTCTAGATAAAGCATTTGTATCTGTAAGTCTAGCAAAGGTAGCTTGTTTATATCTATTTGCTCCTGCAAGTTTAATGTCTTTATCAGGAGAATTTGGGTTTTGAACTAATCTTTTGAAGATTGCCATAATTATATATTTTAAATTTTTAAGTAATTGAACCTAATAAGGGTTGCAAATCCTTCACATGATCAGTGTGGTATGCATACTATAGGTGATCTAAAGATACTATCTTTAGAGGGGGTTATTTTCTGGGTTTAGCAGGCTTATCATTACTATCTTGTTTACAGATAATGGTTGACTTGTTTTTCATAGAAAATAGTTTTATTAAATAATGGAGAAGTTACGGCTCCTCCATTTATTTAAAAGTTTAGCATTTTTTACCTTTCATACTACCACCATATTTCATTTTAGTCATTGCTGACTTAGGAGCAGTAGAAGAAACAACACCTTTACCAGCATTTTTACCTACCATTACACCTTTAGTAGATGCACCTGGACGGCCTGATTTAGGAGCTACAGACTTTGAAGTTTTTGGATTACCAGCCATTGTATATATATTTTAAATTGTGACTTTATAATGACCTGCTAGCAGTTCTTATGGTATGCTAGCAGGTACTGTTATAATATATTAGAATGATCCACCAGTTACAGGGTTTCTCATAACAATCTTCAATACTTTCGTAGGGTCTTTCACCCAAATAGCAGGCATTGTCTGTGTCATGAATACACGATATCCGTTAAAGTTTCCAGAAGACTGGAATCCTTGTGTACGTCCCATGTAATCCATAGTACCATTTTGATAGAACCATTTCAATTGATTATCCCAAGACAACTTCAACAAATAGATATTATCATTTGTGTTATCTGTGATATCAAAGATAATGAAATTATATGAACTTAATGGGAAACCATCAATAATTGGATTCTCAATATCATTTGTATGAACATTATCAAAAGCTGGGTTCAACACAAACTTAACGTTAGCTAAGAATGGAATTACATAACTAGTGTAAGCAAATCCAAAGTTCAAGTCCATTCCAGTACCAGTTACAGCACCAAGCTCATGAGCATTAAGAACTAAACCAGAGTTAACTGCTTCTTTCTTAATTGCTTCGTTTACAAGCTTCATACCACCCATACCTGTTTGAACGATCAAAGAACGTTGAGGATCTGGACCTTTAAATTCAACTTTACCGTTGAAGAAGTTAAAGATTTCAGATTTAAACAAATCTAAGTTAAATGAACCTCTATTATAGATTCTCTTATAAGAGTTATCTAATTGCTTCCAAAGACCAACTGATAAACGAATATCATCTGGACCATCTTGTCTAACTTTACCACCTTGTCCCCACATTAAGTAAGTCTCAATGTCATTAGCAATCTTAGTCAAATGAGCTGCTTCTAAAGTAGTTAAGAAAGAACGAGTTAATTGACCATTTGCATAAGCCTTCTTAACGTAATCCTTACCCATCTTCTCAGCCATTGTTTCTAAGTTAGTAACTGAAGGATCTACATTCTTATCAAAGTTTCTCCACATTTCAATTACTGGAACTGTACCATCAGCTTTCATACCACCTTTCATCATCAAGTCAGCACGACTAGAAATAGAATAATGTACGTGAGCTTCTGCTCCTCCTACGTAGTTGTAGAATTCACGGAAACCAGCTGAAACGTTTCCAAGATCAGAGAATCTTTCTCCATACTCTCCACGTGCAGAACCTTTACGGAACACCTTAGTACCAACTTTTAAATACTTGTTATCCAAATACTTAGTGTTGTCATTGTTTACTAACTGAACAGTGTAAATAAAACCATCTCCTGCTGGGATGATATCATCCACAGTGATGTACATTTCCACACCATTGTACTTATCATAAGTGATAATATCACCATGACCAAAGTAACGTTTGTTAATTTTGATTTTGAAGGTTTGACCATCAATACCTTTAGTAGCATTAGATGATTCAATATCTTCAATAATGTAAGGAAGATCCTGAGCTACAGGAATCTGCCACTTGTACTCACCACGGTTATTATCTACTGAAATAACGTTCTTACCACCAAAAGATGACATTTGATACAAAGGCATTTCTACTTTTTGTGCCATTGCCCAAAGATCCACTGGACCTAAATCTGTAGGCTCAGCTGATTTAAGGAGGTTAGAAAGGTGGTACGAATCTACGTGTGAACTAGTCGTGTAGTTATTGTCACGTAGGAATATACCATTGTTTAAAACTGGGGTTGCCATAGGGCTTAAAATTTAAGGGTTAATAATTATCGTTTAAAAATATTTTGAGGTCTAGCTATTTTTCTAGGTTTAGTTTCTTCTTCCTCTTGGAAAGTAGAAATGTTTTTACGAGACTGTTCTGTTTTTAATTGTCTCACTGTTTGTTCTACAGCTTGATTCTTTCCTTCTTTAGTTAATGTACTTCTATATCCTTCAGGATCAGAAAGTAACCAAAGAGCTTCAGCAATCAAAGGATAATTAGGTTCTACAAACTGATACTTTTCTAAAAGATGGCCCAACTGGTTAGTTGGTCTACCTGATATAGAAGGATATTGAGGTTGTACTAATCCACTATATAACTGAGCTTGTGTTTTTTTATCTAATTTAAGACCATTAATTTCTGCCGGTCTTAAAGCTTCAAACACATTTTGTTGATATGCCTGAGCTGCATGTTCTTGTTGTTGTTTACGTTGTTCTTGTTCTGCAAGCTGAACTTGAACTATTTGCTCTTGCATCTGATCCAACTTAGGCTTAAACTGTTTAGCTTTCTTTTCTAAAGTTCCTAAGTCTTTCCAAGTTGTTAATTCTTCTTGAATTTCATCAGCATCACCAAAGTTAGTAGCTTGTAAATATTGACGAACAATAAACTCTTGATCATTCTCATCTCTTGGATCCATTTCTCTTACAGCTTCCACTTGTGCTAATGCAGCAAATAAACCTTTAAGATCCTGTCCCCCATCTGCTACATACTTAGCAGCATATTGTAATTCTTCTGGTAAACTTTCAAAAAACTCAGTTGGAGTGTTAGAAGCCACTTCTTGTTTAATATTAGAAACATTAGCTTGCCAAAGTTCTTCTACATCTTTCTCAGCTAGTCCACCTAAGTATTCATCAAGAGATTGTTTCTTTTCATCATAGTCATCAAAAGCAAACATTTCATTACTTTCAATTCTCTTCTTTAAAAATTCAATCAACCCAGACTTTTCTGTTTTAGGTCTTCCTGCTTTTGACTTAGTATCTTCTTCTAAAGAAGAGGAATCAATAACATCTTCATCAAGAATACTTTTTAATTCAGCTTTTGCTTCAGCAGATGGTTTATTACTTTTTTCATTATTAGTAGAGTTAAATGTTTTAGTATCATCAGTTTCATCTTCTTTATCTAAAAAAGTTAAATCCACTTGTTTTTTACTAAACATGTTTGGTTTAATCTCTGTAGGTTCACCACTTTGAGTGACAATACTGTCTGCACCAGGTGCCCCATCGAATAAACTATCTAAATCTAAATCTACTTGTTGTACAGAAGTCTGTACATTTGTTTGAATATCAGCCATATTTGTTTGGTTTTTTATGTGTATGTCTACATTATTAATATACAACTTAAACTCTAAAAATTTACAGAATATTTAAAAACGATACCCGATGTATGGATTATAGAGCTATAATTTTTATTTCTTCTTTTCAGATTTATCTTTTACATCATACTTGTTTTTATTAGTACGTGCAATTTCAAGTTGTTTCTCAGCTATTTCCTTTTGAGTTTGTAACTTTTCTCTATCAATACTATGCTTATCACTCGTTTGCATGTTCTTATTTACTTCTTGCTCACGTTTGAAATTCATAGTTTCTTGATAGTTCTGTTCTTTTTTAATACCAGCCATGGCATCCATATAATCATTTTGTTGATTTTGATTAATATCAACCATAGATCCCATACCAGCTGATCTAATTTCAGCTTCAGTAATTCTAGCTTGTCTATCTTTAGCAGACTCCTCAGCTTTAAACTGTTGAGCCATTTGAAGTTGTTTCTCTTGAGCTTGTAACTGTTCTTGTTGCATTTGTTGTTGATGCTGTTGCTCTTGTTGTTTCTGAGCATTAACTTTTTCTTCAGCAGATTTAAGAACACCAGTTAATTCACCTATAGATTCAGATTTAATGATATTACCAAGATCATAAACAGATGCTCCAGTGGTATTATTATTAATAGCCAATTGTTTAAGTTGTTCCATTACAGAACGAGAATTAGTCTTAGTGGTACAAAATATATTAAGATCCCTCATTAAAAGATCTGTACCATTCATTTGGAAATTAACCTTTTCATCAGTTCCTGTAATGTATTGTAAACGTACACTAGGTTTCTTAGAATGATAATACTGTGCTAAGTCAGTTCTCATCCCGTGTACACGAGGCATCAAGTTATCACTATGTTGTATGAAGTATTGTTCTGTCTGTGCATAGGAAGCATTTTGAGCCTGTTCTACAGCCGTTGCTGTTTGTTGCTGAGCAATCTGCATACCCATACGTTGATCATTCAATCCTATAACAGCAAATGCTTCTTGTTTAAAATACTTAGCAAGATTAATCCTAGAAAGCAAACGGTTAGTTTGTTCTAGATTTAACACTTGATAATGTTGAAAGTTAAGAGCATTCTCAGTGTTAGTGATAGACGTATCCAATGGTAACATTTGAAAGTTCTTCATTGCCACATATGCCTTAGACAAATTGTTCTTTCCCCAGTCTTCTCCCAATGAGTGACGTGGTAGAGCATTCTGATCTAACATAATAACTGTACCAAGCTCATCTACTAATATATCAGCTATCTGGTTGTTTACAATGTTATATCCAATCTGAAATGGCTTCATTAAATCTACAAGACTCACTGATCTAGTATTTCTATCTCCAAATACAGCTCCTTCTACAGGAAGCTTACAACCATACAATGTAGAATCCCCTTTAAATTGAAAAGGCACTCTACCTGGTTTACCTCCATTAAGCCCAAGATATATAGGATTGATACCACCTGGATTATTCATACCCCAGAAAGCCGGTCTATTAGGACCAATCTTTACACCACCCCACACTTCATTAATCCATATCCAATCTATATGTTCTCCAAATACTACGTTATCTTTAGTTTTTTGTTTATACACTGAAGTGTCGTATTCTGGTTTATCAGTCACTTTATATTCTTCAGATATAATATCTTGTATAATTTCTCCTTCTGATGTTATTTTAGTAAGGTGACCCACCTTTCTTTGACTCTTCCAATAGATTGTAGAGACACGTAACATGTATGACTTACCAAAGTCTTGGAGATCTTCAGAGTCTGATAATATCCATTGTACAATATCTCCAAATTGAGATCCGGCATCATACAAACTAGTAAATTGTCTATAAGCCAAAGAAGGCATTTGAGTATTCCACTCGTGAGATCTAGTTGGGTCATAATAAGTTCCGTCATTTTGATATCCCTGTATGGCATACCCAGCTGAACGGGCAGGATATATAGCTTCCAAAGCTTCTAATTGATCTTCATTCATCATCCAACCATACTTGTCTACAACGTCTGATATAGACATCATATCCATTTTACCCACCCAGTTACCCTGGGATATGTAACGTACATCTGGAGATTTGTGATAAAATGTAAGTAGGGGATTCCATAATTCTAACTCATAATCATCCTCCATCATATTAAAATGCCAGAACTCTCTATCTGTAATAAGCATATCACGAAAAGCTCTTTCTTCTAATTCTTGTAATTTAAATCTTTCTTCATCCACATTCATCTGATGAGTGGCCCATTCTTCAATCATTGATCTATAATCTTTTTTGAAGAACTGTTCTATTTCTGGAAGAGATTTAAGTTTTTCAGGAGATAATTCTTGTTGAGCTTCTTCACTATCAGGCTCCAACCCCATTTGCATTATCTTCATCATTTGTTTTTGTTGAGCTTCTGCTAACAAAACATCCTCAATCATTTGTCTTTTAACTTCTAACATTTCATTATATGAAATATCATCTATTGCTCTAAACATTATTCTTGAACTCCTTTTAGAGAATTCATTAGTGAGAACATTAATTACATTGGGAATGATAGGATAGAACTTAAGCTCAAATGCTGATACATCTTCTTTAGTAAGAGTGTCTATAAGATCTGCCATCTCATTATCCTCCTCCACTATATAATCTTGTTTGTCTATAATACCTTTAGCCAACTTATAATTTTTCATCAAACGTCTAGCATTACGTCTAAGTTGTTTCATACCTTGAAACTCTAACCAGTCAAGGTTCCAACCTCTCCACTGATCATCCTTTTCTTTTTCAGAAACAAACTGAAAAGGTTGAACCAGAGTACCCATTTTATTGTACTCAACTTTAGCTCCCTTCTTTACCTGTAAGGCATTATATATTTGCATGATTATAAATTAGTTAGTGTAACATTTTCAGTTACAATATATGTAACATCAGTGGGCCCCGTTGTATTTGTAAAAATAAAAGTTCCAGCATTTAAGTCTGAAATTGTAACTGTTGTTTCCATATTATTTATTTTATATTTCTGAAAGCACTACGTGAAGGTTTCATCATAGACCCTCCTTTATTATTTCCAATATGCCTAAAGGGACTATAATTTAATTTACTAAATTTTTGTGAGTTATCCAAGTTTTTGTTTGTAACTTCTACACGTTTAGATATACCTCTGTTAGATTGCTGCACCCTAGCAAAAGCTACAAGAGAACAGAATGCTACAAGTCTATCCACGTTTAGTCCATCTCTGTATGCTTGCATTTCTCTAAGTAACATAATATCTGGTATTCTTTCCACTCCATATATTATTTTAGTTATTGTTCCATCAGTTTCTGTTTCTGTATCTAATTCCTCTAATAAAAACTCTATACCATAACTTAGAATATTACCTTTAAACAATGTTCCTACGTTCTTCCAACCATACTCTTGGAATACATTACGATTAGCTCCTATATCTTTTAAGAACAATATCATATCTTTAGGAACCAAGTATCTTTGTTTTTTTCTAGACATCATATACTGTATAAACAAAGCTACGTTATTCTCCACTAATGTCCAGGCATTATACCATTCTATTAGTATTTCTAGACGTTCATGGGTTTTTTTAAGATCATCAAATCTTCCACACCAAGAAGCCACTATTTTATCTCTTTCTAAAACTGATGTAATTCTTCCTCCTCCATCATCTGTAATAACTTCCACTGGATTTTTATAGACATATATAGAACATAATGATTCTGATGTAGTTGTCTTACCTTCTCCTACAGGATCCACAGAAGCATAGTACATGCCGAATGTTGGATTTTTACAAGGACGTTCATAAATACATATCACTCCCTCTTTATCTTCTGTCTTCTTAGATATGGGAAATTCCATTATAGGAGTTTTCCTAGAAGGTTTATCTATAATCTTACCTTCTGCATCTCTAGAAAGTTCTAAATATTCTATTGGATATTGTTTATCAGCTATCTTTTGCATCTGTTTAGATACTAAATGAGGAGGAAATATACTAACTTTTCTAGTAGCAAAAGCTTCTTCTATAGTACGTGGATGCTGAGATATTGTAAGCTGATAAGCAGCCGGGTCCATATTTTTCTTAGACTTTTCAAACTCTGCATCTAATGCAGCAAGAGCTTCCTCCACTTTAGAATTACCATATCCATCTATATATGGAGGCATTGACCATTGCTCTGGTATAAATAAACCAGTGATTCCTAATGTACCATCTTTATCTATAAGATTAGAAGCTACACCATAAAAACCATTTTCTTCTGGGTGAAGTATATATTCTTTAAGAGGTTCACATTGATCAAGATCACCCACAGATCCAGCAGCTATAAACTGTCCTGTGATGATATGGCCTGATTTAAGGGCTGGTTTCATGAAGCCATATGTATCATCCATCTTAGGAGCAATACCACCCTCCTCATGAAAGAAATAAGTTACAGGGCCACCGACACCATTAGTTGGATCTTTTTCAAATGAATAAGAATTTATAGTTGATTTATTTCCTCTGTAAGTATCACGATTATTAATTCTCACTTTAATCTGCTGTTGCCATGCTCCCACCTTATCTGGTTCTGATGGTCTATACCAAGCAGTGTGTTCATTTAAGAAGTTCTTATATTCATTTAAAAACTTCCAAGAACCTTTTTCATTTATATAATCTTTTAAACTAGCTCCTATCTTTAACACAGCACCCTCTTCAAACCAATACTGATTAATGAGTTTAGCCATATGAAAATAGGAGGAAGCTATCTGACGTTTTTTAAGAATAATGGCATGTTTGTAATGCATCTCTCCTAATATCTCATATAAAGCCATATGATACTGAGCATCTCTTACCTTAGCAAAATCAAAACGTTTTTCTTCTTTGTCATAAATGGGTAGGAAGTTAAGCCACATGTAATAATCCCTAGATAGATACCAAGTGTCTGTATCACTATGTACAATAATACCTACACGACACTTGTGTTTTTGGTCATTCCAATAATGGATAAAGTCTTTAGTTTTTATAGGTGCCGAACAATAATATCCTTGTTTTTGAAACTTACGTCCTTCAACATTAAATGTTAAACTTGCATCATCAAAATTATATTGCCCAGGTTCTTTAAATAACGGTAATAAAAAGTTTTTGAAATCATCTCTAGTGACAAATTCAGTGGTAGACCATTGTCCATTTTTATAAGTAGGTATGGATATATAGTTATTCTGCACCTTCTCCGTTTATAATATGTTCTATTTTATCAATGTTACCTTTAGATTTATGTAATAACTCTAATAATGTACTAATGTTTTTACTTCTAATAACACTTGAATGTTTGTAATCATTCCAATATTCATTATATGTTTCACGTGGAACAGCTGCCCAGTTTCCTGTAAAAGAGTTAAAATGAAATATCCAATCATTTAAATAATTTAAATCTTGGTTATACAATGGTTCTACATCTTGATATACTTCTTGTTTAGGCATAGGTTTTAGTTTTAATATTGTTTTTTTTAAGCCAGTTAGGAACTGCATCGTTATAATATTTTATATGGTTATAGTTAGCTATTTTTTTATATTCAGAAATACCATAAAAGTTTCCTTTGGTAGCCGTTATGTTTTCATCAACACCATCTCTTGTACTAAAGTTTCTTAATACATCTGGTGTATATATTCCAGGAATGTAACAAGTCATTTCACCATCATCATTCTTTTCTACAAATACAAGTATTTCACATTTGATTGCTGCCCTTGATACTTTGTGATATTTGTCTTCATTCTTATTTATAAGAAGTGCTTTAACTCCTACATGTGGGCATCCTGCATTTGTTAAATCTCCATGATCATAGTTAGAAGAATCACCCACTGAATAGTCTATAAAGTTTATATTAAACATTTTCTCCACTGCTCGTTCAGCATAAAGTCCATAAATATGTCTAAAGTAAATACCTTCTCCATCATTAGTATATCCTGATTCTGATTTTTTTGCCTCTTCAATTTTTAAAGCCAGCTCTTCTAAAGGTTTCATTTCTTTTTTAGAAAGATGCACACTGTTATATTTTTCAATCATATAAAAATAATTAAGCAAGATTAAATCCTTCTACATCTCTTCTTTGTCTATCTCTTGTTCTAGCTTCCTGCCAATTAATAGCTTCTTGAAGTTTAATAATAGTTTGTTCATTTTCTTTACAAGGAAAGTCTGAATTTAAACTTTCAAATAAACACTTTGCATATTTAATAATATCTAAAGCTTGTACACCATTCACTCCTACAGATTTAACAGGAGAAGATTGAATAGTAAATTTAACCATTGGAGAATCTACACTATCTTCTTCAATGTTTTCCAGTTGAATATATCCTGTTGGAATTTCTGGATAGAGTTCTACATTATATTTAAATAATGCTTTTTCTAAATGTGTCATAGTATTTTAAATTTATTGATCGTAAGCTAAATTTTGTCCACCACGTACAGATGATTGTTGTTCTTCCATTAAATCTTTATACACTCCTTTAAAAGACTGACGTACACCATCATACTTTTCAGCCATTCTAAGAAGAGCTGGACTTGATCCATCTCTACCAAATGTTAATGCTTCTGTTGCCATACTCCTAGCCATATTATCTAAGAATATTTTAATACCTTGATATGCTCTATATGTAGGAGTTTGATACATTTGTTCACATCTCTTCAATCCATTTGCAATTAACTCATCATCTAAACTAAAATCAGCATCTATTTCATTTAGTATAATACTTTCTTTATCTGTTTCTGGTATATCAAAGAATGGATTTAAATCTGGATTGGGGCAAGTCATGTAAAATAAGTAGGCATATATAGTAAGATGATCATCAGGGTAGGCATCCATAATATCCTTAAGAAACTTAAGAGTGTAGCAATGTTCTGTAGGAATTACTTTTTTATTACTTATATCAAATAATCTTATCATTGTTTATCTCCTTTTAAAAAATCCATATTAAATTTAGCCCCTTTGGACCATTTACTTTTTTTTGGTTTCCAATCTTCTGGAATTGGTGGGGTGAGGTTTTCTCCTGTTGTAGGATTACCATACACTATTAAATCATTTTGATCTACAGTACGTATAAGTCCTGAATGATATATACGTACAACAAACTGAGGATTGGATGTAACACTTCCTCCAATCATAAACATTACAAGACAATCTCCAAGTTCTTTTGCATAAGCATCAAATGGATTATGTATTTCATGTATTGTTTGAGTAATCATAGTTTTTCTTTTGTTTGCCTTAATAAATCTCTATTGGCACTCTTACCCATTTTTCTAAGAAGAGAATGTCCTCTAAGTTCATGATCATGTATCCATGTAATAGTTCCTTTAGCTTGATGTTGTTGTGTTAAATAAACTTTTCTAGCTTCATTTTCTGGAACTAAATCTCCATTTTCAAATTGGTCTAACACCTCTTCTAAAAGAGGAATTTTATTTTCCTGAGTATTCATATTCTAATATTTTACCTACAAGATCAGATCTGTGGTTATGTTTAAGTTTAATATATTTAATTTCTGAAATCTTCTTAGAAAGTTCTATAACATATCTAAGTCCATTGTCTCCAGCATTCCTAATGTCTGTCTGTTCAAGATCACCATTAATTATAATCCTACCATTCTTCCCAAGCCTTGTAAGAATTGCAAGCATTTCTGCCTTAGTCAAATTTTGGGCTTCTTCCACCACAAGTACATCATCAACAGTTTTGCCACGTATAAATTGTACAGGTAGTGCATTAACTTTTTCATCTTTAATAAGTTCTTCTATTTTTAATTTATTATAACACTTAATTAAGTTTTCTTGAAATGCTTCTAGATAGGGATCAAACTTTTCATTAAGAGAACCAGGTAGAAAACCTAATGAATGACCCACTTCTACAGCAGCTCTAGTGACTAATATCTTATCACACTCTTTTTTAAATAAAAAGTCAAGAGCACATTGTGCACTTACAAGACTCTTACCACAACCAGCCCTACCAGTGATGATCACAACTTGATTCTCAAGGACAAGTCTTTTAGCTTCTTTCTGTTCATCATTAAGAGTGATATTATACTTAATCTCATTCTTTAAAACCTTTTTTTTCTGTTCCATATTTTACTTTTACAGTGTTTTTATATTCAGGTTTATTTACCAACTCTTTAAAGTTATTATTTATTGCATCAACAAAAGGATATTCCTTGTTTATACTTTTAACATAATCATCTACAGTATAATCATGATCTATTTGTAGTATTCTATTTTCTTTAGTATCTTGTTTAAATGATTTAAAAAATCCCATCCATGATATTTTTTTACAAGGCTGAGGATCTGTAAGAGTACATAGAAACTTTTCTATACTTTCTTTTTCTTCTTTTTTAGCTAAGAATTTTTTAAATAAATTCATTATGATTTAGCTTTTAGTTTATGTCTATTATCTTCTAACCAATGTATTACACTTATAGCTTCTTGTTTTAAATAAGGTAGATCATATTGTACTACATCAGTGACAATAGGATCACCATTAGTATCACGAGCACATATAGGATTGTCAAACCTATCCCGTCCTGCTTCTTCAAACAATATGTGATGAATTGTAAGAGTACCAGGCTTAAGCTTAGGATTGTGTTTAAGAATAATAAAAAGATACATACTAAGCTGAAGAGCATAGTGATTAAGGTGGCAGTCATCAAGATGAGCCACAGGAGCAGACATTTTTTGAGATATGCCTTCCCAATTAGTAAATCCTTCAACTTTAATTTCTTTATTGGTTTTATAATCTGTTATGTGTACAGTGCCATCTACCACTTCTACTAAATCAGATTGACCACATATGCCGGCAGACTTAAGATATACTAAGTGTTCTGGATAAATACCGTTAGCAAGTTTTTGTTCTGGAGAATGTTTAATACCATCCACCTCTATAGGTTTAAACACTGGAATTGTAACACCATGTCTTTCCATATTTTCTATACCACATATATCAGATTCACGTTGGTTATGATACCATGTACCTAAGTCTGTTGCTCTTTTAGCTTCATTCTTCCAAGCTTCTTTAATATCTTCTGGTGTCATGCCGTACCATTTGCTCTTCTTGCTTTTAGATGTTTTAACTGCTATCTTATCAGCATCAAATGGTTGTTTAAATTGTGATATCAAACTAGTAACACTTAACCAATCTATACCATCCTCACTTGTATACTTGTGATTATGGGGTGTAAATTTTAATCCACTCATAGTCCTAATTTTTGGTTTAATTTATCTTCCTCTTCTTGTGTAAGAACAGCTTTCCATTTACCAAGAGGACAATCAGAAGACAAGCTTCTTATTTTAAATTTTAATGAACATCCACATCCTCCTTTAAGTTGATTACAACAAGGGGTTGTTCCTGCCACCATACATCCTGCATCATCTTCTGTATAAAGATCACACTGAGAACATATAATCATTCTTTCTGCAGCCACTTCTTCTACATCTTCTTTTTTAAATATACTATTAGTGATGCCTTCTAGTATTTGTCCTTTACTTTTCCAAATCTTTATTATGTTTTCTCTTAGACTCATTCTTATGCAATTTAATAAAATCTTTACGTTGTTTTTCTTCGTTTACAATCTTTTTAATATTCTTAAGATCAAACAATGTTTCAGCTGTTTTAAATCTAGCAGTGATTTGTTGTAGTCCTTTTTGTTTATTGTTCTCTTCCCACTTTTCTAGTCGTTCTATTTTATCATCTATCTTCCAATGTTTTGTTACAAAATCTCCAAGATTTGTAACATGAATTCTATTATGTTTTAGTGATGTCAAAGACTTTCTCACTTCTTGCCAATAGTAGGAAATGACATCTTCCACAAAAGACTGTGGTAAAGATAATTCTTTCACAACATCTGGTATAAACTCTTTAGCTTTCTTTGGGTTCAACACTTAAAAATTTAAAGTCAAGAAGAATACTTCCTTTAGAAAATACTTTTAATTCTGGATTAATAAAAATTCTTTTCTTGTTTTTACCTTCTTTCTTAATAAGGTTTTTCTTTTCAGCTTTAGTAAGACAGTTACGTACACTCTGTATAGAAGAAAAAATATCTTTAACGTGAGCCTTTACACAAAAGTTTGTTAGTTCTTGGTCTCCTTCAAGAGCAAGATATGTAAGACAATTTAAGTCTGCTTCACTTACAGATATTTTATTTAGATAGCAGTGTGTAAGGATTTGGTATTTTACTATACCCCATTTATCCATTCTCACTCTCTTATCCACTTGATTTACTATTGCCATTATAATTCTATTTTAAAGCTTATATATTCTTCTTTTGTACCACCCCAGTCTTTGTATGTAAGAATCTGGGTGGCACCAAAGTTTTCAAATATTTTCCAGCTTGCACCTTTACGTGCTTCCCCTGTAATATATTTATATCCTGATTCTGTAGCCCAATTTATGCCCAGCTTTATTAGATCGTGTCCATGTCCTTGTCCTCTATGGGTTGAAGATACAGTAAAACTATCTATATAAACTACATTACTAGACTCCCATGATATAATTATTTCTCCTATAATTTCTGTTTTATCTTTAAGCCATATGCCTTGACAGTTATCATTCTCTTGTAACATGTACAGTTTATACTTATCATCCCAACGTAATTCTTTAGGATGTTCTCTCTCAAACTTAAAAGTTTCTTTATAGTCTCTTAACTTATATAAAGGGGTTGTCATTTCTACTTCTTCTTTAATGATCTTTGTTTAGCTGCTTGTTCTTTAGGAATTAACACTTCATCCCCTACACTAAATCCTTGGTCAACAAGTTCTGGATTCTCATCCATATCTTGCTGTGTAAGGTTGTGCTTCACAGCATCAGCTGGTGGCTGGGGGTTAGTCATCTGTGCAATGAACTGAAGAGCCTTAAGTTCTTCTGCTCTACCTACAGCTAGCTTAGTGTTAAGCTCTTGAAGTTTAAGCTGTGCTTCTTTAACTTCCATTTGTTCTTTTAAGAAGATAATCACTTCTTCTTTACTTGGACCTTTAGCCTTGTCCGTAATTTGTTCTTGTTCTGACATAGTGTTGGTTTATTTTAATTGTTATATAATACCGTTTCTTTTAGCAATAGGATGACCCATATTTTCTATTCCTTTTTTAATAGACTTGCATATAGCTTTCTTAATCTTCTTTAATAACTTTTTTTTTATTTTCTTCTTAAGCATATTATAAGTTTAAGTCGTCTAGGTTAGCATCTGTAATGTCATCATAATAACTTTTAAGTAAAGAAAAGAACTCTTTACAAGGAGTGTCTATAATATAAGCTTCCCCATGTTTAGTGAATATAGTGGTACATCCATATGTAGACATATCCTCTTCATCTGATGTAAGCTTAGCAGCTTCCACCATTTCCATGTCAAATATGAAAGGCATCCACTTACCACCATCTTCCAATCCTAGATCACTCATCTTAGTGGGATCTATAGTGTGACAATTTAAATTACATTCGTGTAACATTATATTTGGGTTTTTGGTTTATGTGATCTATGATATTCTGTATACGTAATATACTTACTTCTATTAGTAGCTTTAATCATACTCATTGCTACTAGCCTTTCAGTTATGCCATCTCTGACATCAACCACTGGCACTTGAATTGTTTGGCCATACTTGTTGGTTGTTTCTCTGTAATGAGACTTTACATGTGGTGTTACACTCATAATATAATATACTTTAAATGTTTAAACTTTACAAATTTAATATTTTATTATCTATATAAAATTTTTAATTTTTCCACAGTGTGTTAATATCCCCCCCCTTCTATATATCCCCCCTACCTTATATATACATTCTGTGTTGCACAATGTAGTGGGGTACTACCCATCTGCTCCCCTCCTTA